AGTGCCAAACACACCATCACGGAGTTCTTCTTTATACTCATCGGTGAGAGGTTCATCGAATGAGTCATCAAAATCAAAAGCGATTTCAGTAACTTGGAACAACATGATTAGTCAGCGAAGGTAAAGAAATGAACCGTAGGGATCACAATGCTCAGGATAGTTCACCAGTTGATGAATACCATACCGAACACCTTTAGCAGGAGCTTTGCAGGATGCAGGTTTGTAACAGTAACCGTCTTCCTTGTCTACAAACATCCAAATCGAACGGCCACTAGAGTGAGAATACTTTTGCCAGATCTTGATGTATTTGCGACCTAACTCAATCTCTAGTTGATGATAGTTTGCATGACCAGATTCGATTGCATCAACCTTCCACTTTTCGTTGAGTTGTTCAACAAGTGCTTCAGAGTAAAAGAGTGCTTTAGTCATGAATCAGTAGTTAGAAACAGTGGTGTAAAGAGTGCCAGTGGAGTTGTAGTAAAGGTCAACATCACACTGGTAATCTTCGCTCAAATTGTATGCAAGATCGTAGGCTTTATCGAGATCAGTTGTGGTATTCTCCCAAGGAGCAGCAGGGCAACGAACGTCGATTCGCATTTGGTTTGTTTCGTTTGGTATGAACATAGAATAACAGGCCGCCAGGGGGCCCGTAGTTCGGCCCGATACCAAATGGCGGATTCATTGATCAGTGTGCCTTATGGGTCAGATAAGGGGCACTGATCATCGCCACCCTTGATTTGATTGCTCAAATCGTCTACGATCAAGCCATTCTTCGTATTCATCACCTGTCATACTTTCTTCCCAACACATACTATCATCGTGAGTACGGTTGGCATACTGCCAGGAGTACGATTCGCCTTGATAAAAGTGCAGTTTCATGGTCATTCTACTTTACAATCAGGGTGCCAATCTTTACCAAGTTGTTCACAATACTGTTGATGCCTTGTTTTAACATTTTGATCAACAGTATTGCGGAGGACTACACCAATAGTGATGGAAAGTCCTAAACTAACAGTCAACAAAATGAGTGCGTATTTCATTTGCGAAGAGGAGAATTGTAGTAACGCCGGAAAGCAGTAACCACGATAATAAGCGTGGAAACCACACCAACAAGACCAAGGAAGGTAACAGCATCACCAGAAAAAGTGTAGGTGTCAGGTGTCATTTCAGTCATCATAGTTGGACTCATTTTGTTCGATTTGTTTGTTTGGTTCGTGTAGAATGTAATTCATGAACATGGCGCCAAGTGCTGCACCAGTCCAAGCAAATAGAAAAGTAATCATACTAAAACTCGTAAGACATGTCAAGTTCGTAGTCATAAACTGCAACCACATCTTTCTCAAGAGATTGAAGAGTTGCCTCGTTAATCATGTGAGGTTTAATCTCACCAGTCTGAAGATCAATGAGTTGTTGTACCCAATAGGATGCAATACTCTCATCACGTTCAGCAATCTGTTCAAGACAATCGTTGATCAGAAGTTTGAGAGATTCGTCAGTCATGTAACGCATTTGTTTGACTCTTATAGTATTGCACAGATCAACCGCGATGGCAACGGTTCATTGATCAGTGTTACTTATCATCCACCACCGTATTCATAAGAGATAATACCTGCATTACAATTTACAACATCGAGTGTACGATAGTTCTTGTTTGCGATAGAACGATCAAACTCATCCATAAACTCTACTTTGCGACCAAACTTATGAGCAAACAACTCACGACATTGATCAAGATCATGAGCAGCAATCACACACATGCCTGGAGTGTAATCGTAGAGGACTTTCTTGATGATAAACAGTTTCATTGGTTCGATCATTTTACGTTCAGTTTGAGTTTGAGAGTTTGCAGAGATTGTTTGCGGGATTTAAGTTTTCCCTTGCACATTCCTTTGGTTTGCTTCTGCTTACCAGAGTTGTGTTGCCAATTTGGAGTTGTCATGGTAGGCAGGTTGTGTTCCTCAATTAGTTATAAATCCATTGTATTTGATCACCAACCCTTTGGCAAGGTGAAGTTGTAATACGAAAACACACGACGATTAACTAACTTGAACGTACCATAATCATTGGAGTGAACATAACCCTCATGACCACACGGTTCGTAATCGAAACCCCAATCAAGTATCGCATCAACTTGATCACCAGTGACAGTAATTCCTTCCATGATCAACAGTTTGGCCTGAGTCAGAAGGTTAAACAACAGAAGGAGATTGCCGTCGATGCAGTCAATAACTTGATTGTTTTTGATGCACTTGTTGATAGCAATCTTCAATCCTTCGATTTCTTTCTTTGTCTCAGGGTACTTAACAAAATTGCTAACCACACTTGCAAGACCAAGAATGTAATTAACTCTACGACGACGGGAGGTAAATTGTGCATCAGTATTCACAAAATAAGTAGACATGAAGTTGTTTTTCAGATACTCTGGAACATCAAAAGATGCAGTCAATTCTTTGATCGAACTTCCAGTATAAGATGTGTGACAAGCAAACACAATAGAGCAATCCAATACAGCTGAATCGGTGTCAGAGAAACGATAGGTAATAGTATTAGGCGTAAAACTTGTTTGCCCACCAAAACCAATAAAATCACCCTGATAAATGCCTTCCACCCTCGGCAATGCTTCAAGACAGGTATGAAGAATACCAGCAACTTTTTGATTGTTACTGTGATTCTTTTCGATGTCAGCGTGTGTATAATTGATCTTAACTTTCTTCTTGTTGAATACACTTTTTGTTCCAACGAAGAACTCATCATTCTCGGGATTTGTACCAAATACAATAGCAGGAGCGCCATCGTATTTAACACTGCAACTACCTTTACAGTTACGCAGATAGTTAATCGTATCCTGCACAGCTTTCTTACCGAGCAGCACAGAATCTTCGGGATGTTCGAGATGTGTGTTTTTCATACTGTCATTCTTGCACAAAAAAGAGGGGATGGCAACCCCTCATTGATAAGCGTTCCTTATCATACTGATTCAGTCAACTTATCTTTAAGCTTTTGCATGGCACTGTAGGGTGTGGTATTCTCCAACCTGACTACACTACCCACTGTGGTGCTATTCTTTGGTGCATGAAATGTCTTGGATTTGGAGTCATAGAATCCCCAGATAGACTTAACACCAGAGCACCCACAATAGTCGAAGTGACTATCATTAACAATCCAAATTGCAGATACATTCCTCTTGAAATCTGTGCGTTCATAATGATAACCTTCTGGTGCTACGTGAAAGAGTAATTTCATCCCCAACTTCTATCCCAACGATGATTACAATCAGGACACTTAAAGTATGCAGTTCGATCTAAATCACGATCATAACATGCAATCACACGACTATAGAAATAGGGAGGAGAATAGTGTTCCCAATGTTCTTGAGGAATCAACTTATCAACCCAATTTGTACCACACTCAGGGCAATTCTCAAGTTTGGTTACATCTGGTTTCACATAGTTTGACATGGTTGGGCCTCCTTGATTGCAGAATTAAAGAACTTTTGGAAGATAGAATCAATCACAGGATACCATTCTTCGTTTGCACTTGGGTATCCACATTCTCGTGCTTGATTGAGAAACTTAAGGATGCAAGTCTCTTCGTTTGCAGTGAACTCAACACGATTGAAAGTGTAACCAGTGTGATCAGTCATCGGTAAATTGCTTTGAAAAAGAATACAATGCCACCCACAAGTAGTATGAAGGTGGCGAGGAGAGAAAGATTAACAATGTCCATCAGGAGTTCCAATAAACGTCATACTCTTCTTCAGACATAGCAAATACTTTTGCCATTTCCTCACGATCTTCATCAGTAATGTCAAAGATCTCACCAGGCATGTCAGCGATTTCGTCCCACATGTGTGTTCTGTCGATTACTTTGTAATGATAGGACCAAACGGATCAGGAGGCAACCCCTGATCCATCAGTGTTACTTATCAAACTAAAGTCAGATCATAAACTTTAGTCATCTTTGAAAGTATGGTATCATACTCAGCAACTTTACCGATACTGTATTTGATAAGATCTCTCTTGCAATTCTGATGGTATTGTAGACGATAGAGATGACAGAAACGCAATGCTTGAATCTTACGTTCTTCAGGAAGATTCATTAGTTGAATGACACCATTTGCCTTCTTAATGTCATTTGCGATTAAATGTTTTGCAATAGAATCGCACTGTTTCTTGTCACTCAGGAATACGAACAGTTCCTTTACCAAATCAACTGGCTTCTTTGTTTCTTTGATGTTGAACTCTGAGAGTTGATTTTCTAATTGTTCAATTTGATTAAAATGTGATTTAATTTCGTTGAGGATCTTCAGTTGTGATTCAATTTGTTCTAGAGTAATCATTGTTTTTAGTGTAGGATTGATCAACATTGTTCTCCCTTGAGAACGCCGTCGAAAGTATTGTACCATAGATAAATGTGATGTCAAGCCCTCAATCACCCCACAACAGATGTTGCAGCGTACCCCTTGACAAAGATGGTATCAATGACAGACTGCAATCGACGGATGGTTTGTTTACCATAGTTCTTGAACACAGGAACAGTCACATAACCACAAGGTTTGCGGTACATGTGAACCGCACCCGCAGGGATCTTACCGTCAGCTATGTCTTGTGCATCATGTCGGTTGACACGAATAACACGACCGATGGTTTGAGCCATCTCAATCACAGGAAGATTGCGGAGGAGAATGGTATGAGTAAGACCAGGGACGTTGATACCTTCAGACAGGATAGAATAGTGCAGCAAAACGAACTTGCGAGATTCATCCTTACCGTACTGGGTCAGAGTGTCAAAGAACACCTCACGATTGACCTTCTTCTTGTTGACATACGCACCGTGTTTGGATGTAATTTGCAGTACATCATAACCACGATCATGCAACTCCTGCATGATGTTAGTTTGAGTCAACATGGCCCACATGATCTTGGTGTTGGGAGCAGCGACCAGAACTTTAGGATTACCCTCTTGTTGGTCAATAATCTCCAGAATCATGTCACGATCATTCTGTGCAGCACTAGACTTTTCCCGTGTGATGTCAACCTCAAAAGGTACAAGACTCGGAGGAATGATCGAACCATTGTTGATAAGTTCTGGTGCAGGTACGTTGCAGATAACTTGACCATACACCATAGAGTTGTTCATACCAGAAGACTGAGGATTACGAGTATGACGAGGAGTTGCAGTAAAAAAGTAAGCATACTCGGCCATAAGAGAAGCAGCAGCAACAGCGATAAACCTACTTTT